GTTTGCATTTTGATCTGCATTGAATATAGACGGACCGTAAACTGTAAATGTATTTGATCCGGAGACTGTCATTGAACCGGTTACTGTCATTGAACCTGAGATTGTTAAATTTGCACCTACATTAGATCCTGACGCTGCGACTATTTCTACGTTACCTGAGACGATTAATGCATCAGTTGATCCCGAAGCAAAGATGCTCAGTGGCGAAGCGCCTTTAATACCGCCTTCAAAGACTGCCATGTTCTTGCATCTTAAAACTGTGTTTGCAGTAATGGTTTTTACTGTTGTTATTTGCACACCATTAATACCATAGCCGTTGGTGCCATCTTGATATGCTACAGCATTTTGTTGATCGGGATCGCCTATTGTGAGCAGCTCGTTAAGTTCAGGCATATCCGCACCTTCTGCCAAGAAACAAGGCTTAACAAATAGCGATCCGGAGATGAGCAGATCACCGGCAATTACTGTTACACCTGAAGCAGCTGGTGTAGCTCCACTAGTACCACATGCTCCGGAGATGTATGTTGATATTTGTGCAGGTAAAGGTAATGTTGCAGTGTTTACGCCATAAGAAGATGCAGCGTTGATACCACCGCCCTGTATGATTACCTGATTTGTACCGCCGTCAACTAGAATTGCGCCTTGCTTTGGTATTGCAGCGCTAGTACCTTCAACTCTGAAGTCTGCAGTTGCTCCGTCCTCATTGAAAACTGATATGTTGGATGCAGCAACAATAAAGTTAGAGCCTGAGACAATTGTTCTATTTAAACCGCCACCAGCATATTCTGTTCCAAAACCAATTACAACTTCGCCAGTATTTGAACTTGTTAAACTTTGTCCTATTACAGTGCTATAATTTTGTTCTGTTTTATTTTGATAACCGCCTAATATGCTAGAATAGGAGCCTGATAATTTATTTTGACTTCCACCAAATATTCCTGACTTATCTGAATACTGATTAGTATTTATTGCTCCTGAAATGTGATTATCAGAGCCTCCAACAATAACACTTTCGCTAGAACCTGAGATAAGATTATTCTTTCCGCCGAATATTGCATTTTTTGTATTTGCGCCAGCTATTGTCTGTAGTATGACATTACCAAAACCACCAACAACAGCGTCATGCTCACCTGACCCTGTTACATTATTACCAAATGCAATGCTGTTTGTCCCAGAAGCTAATGGGCCATCGCCAATAGCAACTGAATGTGTACCCGCAGCTAGTGGATCTAATACTGGCGTCCCGTTATATTCGTCATAATAATTCAAGCCTTCTAATACGTCAGTTGATATCGTACTAGTAATTGTTACCTGGCCGTTTGAAGCTGAAGCAATTGAAATACCCGTGCCGCCTATCATGTATGAATTACCGGCAGATGTGTGATGTATCGATCCGCTTATTGAGCCGCCTTCATTTCTTGCTGCATCTTCAACAATTAAAGTGCCTGATATATAAGTGTCGCCACCAAAAAGTACTGAGCCGCCTTTTGTTCCAGCTCGTGCAAGTTGTGAACCACTGACAAATATATGTACATCTTGCCCTACATCTGCATAAAAGTTACTATCGGTTATACCGCCAGCAACATCAGATGCTCCCGTTCTTTCGTAAACAGAAAGGCTTACATTCTCATGCCCAGCTGTGCTTGATCCACTTACTATTAGCTTTGATGTTCTTACTTGATCTGCTGTAAAATCTTTTGCTGCCATTTTAGCACCCTCTCTCTATTGCTTGTATATACACGTTACCTGTATAATTAGCATCTGAAACTTCAACTATCACCTGTGTTGTTGTTAAAGCTGTAATAAAAACATTAACATCTGCATCTGCTGTTGCAGTTACAATAGGTACACATGCAAATGTTGCATCAAAGCTGTATGTTTTTGTATTTGTAGTAGAGTATGCTAGTGTAGCTACCTCTAACGTTCTTCCTATGTCTGGCATTTGGTATACTCCGGGTATTAAGGCTTGATAATATACGAAGCCTGTATAGTTTGCGCTAGTATCAAAAGTAACTGTACAAGCTGATGTTGCGCTAACAAATAAATTAAAATTTTCAAAATTTCCACTTTTTGTTACAGTTGTTGCTATAACAGCAGGCGCACTGGGAAAAGCACAAGGGAACTCATGCACTATCTGATTTTGATCTTTAAATTCTGCAAAATAACAACCCCACTCAAAGTTAGATAAGATTGTACTATCATCACAAAACAGAGGTCTTGGTTTTTTTCTAATATATCTATAGTTTTTACGAAACCTGTTTTGATCTCTTACAAGCTTATTTTTGCTATCTTTATAAAATGTTGCCATATATTTTTCTCAAAGCTAGATTATTTTTGCGGCTATCGAAGATAAATATGACCTTTCACCCTTTTTTAACTGTATATGGCCGGCAATAGATTCTTTTTTAAATTTTTCACTAACAATTGTAAGGCCATTGGAGTGTGAATCTATATACGGCGTATCAATTTGATCAACATCACCTAATAAAACAATCTTACTATTTTCACCAATTCTAGTAATAACTGTCTTGAGTTCGTGAATAGTACAGTTTTGTGCTTCATCCATTATTAAAAAAGTATCTGCAAAAGTTCTACCTCTCATGAAAGCTAATGGTGCTATTTCAATATCTCCTTTTTCTTTCATTGCACTAAAATAAGTCAAATCGTTGTCTTTTAATCCTTGCCTAAAATTATCCATTATTGGAGCCATCCATGGCATCATTTTGTCGTTCATGTCACCAGGTAGGAAACCTATGTCACGCCCTACAGGTTGAACGTTTCTTGTTATAACAATCCTGCTATACCTTCCTGAATGAAGGCCTTCTATTCCTGCTAATAATGTTAAATATGTCTTTCCGCTTCCGGCTAGCCCAGTGATCGAAACAAGTGGGATAGAATCGTCATTTAAAAGATTTATTGCATATAGCTGTTCCCTATTCCTTTCTTTAACCCATGCTAATCCATTTGTCATCTCTTCGCTACTTTTAACTTTTTCAATAGAACCTTTGGAATAAAAACCTAGAAATGACTGACTTCCTGTTTTTAAACAAATAAATTCATTTTCAAACAGTTTTCTGCCCAAATACTTTTCTACTGTTTCTTGAATTAATTCATTATGTTCTTGCAAGTCAGCATAACACATGTCTATAATATAATTATCTTTTTCTTCTATATCTAAGTCTGTGTATCCTCTGTAGAATTCTTCATTTGATAGATATATTTTGTCTTTAAGATAATCTTCTGCTGTAACGCCTAATGCATCACACTTAACTCTGAAGTTAATATCTTTAGTTACCATTATAATAGGACATGCATTTTTTTGTGTTAACTCTAGAGCTAAACCTATCATTTGATTATCTGGGCATGTTGCTGATAAACCAACTGGTACTTTATATTTTGTTTTTATATCAACTTTTATAGATTGATTATTTTCAATAGATATACCTGAATGTAAGTTACCTTGTTTTCGTAACTCATCTAAGTATCTGTTAACATACCTTGCATTTTCTCCGATTACGCCTTTTTTACCTTTAAATCTGTCAAGCTCGTCTAAGGCTACTAACGGTAATATTACATCATTACCGGGAAATGAATGTATTGAACACTTGTCATACAACAAAACACTAGTATCTAAGATAAAAGTTTTTCTTATTTCTTTAGCTTTATTTTTCTTCATATTGCACCTGATTTTGTTAATTTGATCTAGACCTTATATACTATACAAAGTAGGAGGTATAAATAAATATGAAACAGAAATGCTTTGAACATTGTAAAATAAAAAGAATCAACTGTAAGGTTGATCAATGTAGATATTGGATAAACTATAAAGAATATAACAACTGTTGTTTGATAGGCTCTGAGTCTGTAGATAAAATAACTTTGCAAAACATTGGTGAAATATTTGACGTTACAAGAATGAGAATATGTCAAATAGAAAAAATTGCAATTAAAAAATTAAAAGAAAAAGTTTTGTCTATGATATGATATTATAAATTTAAATGAAAAATAAAAAGGTCACGCATGCGTGACCTTTTTTAATGTATGATTAATTTAATTTACTTCTTTATCACTAGTAAGTGAACACTTAACTAATTCAGAAGCAATTTTTTTAAGCTCTCTTAAACCTTTTCTAGTTCTTACACCTGCAGATTTATTTCCTTGAGAATTTTTAATTACGTCTTCTTGTAATGATTCTACTAGTACTTTGATTACTTCATACTGATCAATAATTTTTTCATTCATTTTTTACTCCATTTAGCTTATAATAATTTTATTAGGCTTGCTAACTATTTTATTGTCATTTTTGCTATTGTTAATTTTTGTTACATAATTTTTTAAAAAAGAACCTATAGACTTCATTGCATTATTGTCTTCTAGCGTCATTGCTAAGTTCAGCATGATATCAATTTTTTGATTATCTGTAACACCAAATTCTAAAATAGTTTTTGATATATTTCTAGCCTCTTGTTTTTCTTTTACATCTATGATTTTTTTATTTTCTTTCATTTCACCCCAATAAGTCATCAATAACTTGATTTTGCATCTTAAAACGATCTTCTGATAATATTTGAATTATTTTAACATGCTGTCTTTCATCTATTATATCTCTTCTTAATACAACATTCTCATCCCATCTTTCCTCTTCTATTATGTCTATTATATGTTCCCAATTAGATATATCTGTTTCTATCTTCATCAAGGTATTTGATAATCTTTCTGGTAGCATTAGACTTAAGTCATCTATAGTTAGTGATAAAGAACTCTGGTCCTTTCCCGGTCTTATTTCAGAAGAGCATACATCATAAACGTAGTGCATAGTATCACAATTATTACATTTAGAAAGCTTAGGAACTAGCTTATCATGAATGTCAAGCTTGGAATAAACAGAAAATTTATGAGTGACAGGATCTAGCTTGCCGGTCCTATATATTGCGAGAATACAGTGACACTCAATTAAGTGTTTTATTCCTGGCATTACTAGCCTTTTTTTGTAGTCTTTTTAGACACATTATTTTTTGTTATTTTTCTAACTGTATTTGTTATATTATCAGAACTTTTTATAAAATTTCTTTGAATGCTGTCTGATGCTGATTCACAAATTTTTTTCATTTCAGTTACTGTGATATCAGTATTATTTTTCTTTAACGCCTCTATCAAGTCAAGTGTTACTTGCTCTTTAATGAAATTAATTGTCAATACTACAGACTGCATTACTTCAGATTCTATATTCATACTAACTCCGCTATTTGTATGTGATCATTTTAAATAATTCGCTATATGTGTTATCTAAACTTTTTATTTTATTAGATATATATCTTATACAGCTTTCTGGTACATAGTAAATATTTTTATTATTTTTATTATTAAATTGTATCATTTTTTTATTATTGCTTTTAAAAAATCTTAAAACATAATCTAACTCTCTAATAAAAGTTGTATTTTTAGAAATTGATTCTGGTAGATATATTTTAACTTTTTTTGTTGCAAACCTTTTCATTCTTTCTACTAGTAAATTTTCGTTATGACTTACTAGCGTTTCATTTATTCTTTTTAATAAAAATAGTCTATGTGAAAATAATATTGACTCATCTGCCACGGGTGTTACATTAAAACCATTTGAATGGAATGTTATTTTCCTACCTGTATTCAGTTCTCTTCTAATAGCCTGTGATATCGTCTGTCCTTTATTTGCACTTACAATATCATCATTATGAATTACTGCTATATCATTAAGCACGTTGAGCGTATTCTCAGCAAACTTAATAACAACAGGAAATATTTCGAATCTAGACTGCGTATTGTTTACTTTTATTACATTCTCAACATCTTTAGAAAGTCCAAAACAAAATATGACATGTGGTTTTTTTGTCATTGAAGCTTTTTCTAATAAATGATGTACTTCACCGATTGTTTCAATTTGTCCGTCTATTATAATAAACTTATAATCTTGCATTGTATGTGAATTTTTCGAACCCAGGTATGATGTATCATAATCTAAGTTAAAATTTAAATCTTTTATTTTTTCAACAACTATATCATTAATTCTGGAATACTCAACGTTAATTGCGTATTCCAAAGAAGCATTGTTCATGAACCATTCTGCTATTAGCTTAACTTCTTCGTACTTTAAGCTTTCTAAAAATTCCTCTTTATTTTCTGAGTTTAATATAAAATATTCTTTTTCACCTGACATATTACTTCTCGTAAAAAATTCATCTACGAGTATATCTCCCAAGAAGGGATATATACTTTCGCATTCATCAAATTCTTTTTTTAATAAAAGCTTAAGCTGGTGTGATTCATTTGAATCAGTGCATGCATTTAGATAGTTTAATGTTTGATCTGAAATAATCGAAAGATTGTTGTATAAGCAATTTTTGCTATTTTTTAATTTATCAAACATTAATTTGTCTAATTCTAAAAAATTTTCTACTTTTTTTCTATTGCTTACTTTAACTTTTTGATCTTTACGAGTCTCTCCATAGATTGTTTGCTGCATATGTTAAAATCTCTTCTGCTGAATTTTCGTTATAGCCATATTCTTCAATTAATGTCAGAACCATTTCACTATATTTTTTCTTTTGATCATCATCGCGAGATTTAGATCTTGTTACAATTCTTGATATATCTTTTACAGAAGTAATAAGATATTGTTCAACTGCTTCTCTTAACGGGCCATATGATTTAAAGTCTACAGTTTCACCTCTTCTCATCTTTGAAAACATAAATGCTGTTACATCAGATCTAAATCCATCTCTAGCTGAACCGGTTACACCAATCATTTCCTCTAAGGATCTCATAAACTTTTCATCAGGTGCTCTTTCTTCTCTAGTTATCTTGTCTTTAAATTTTGTTCTTGTTGAATATGCTTCTGCATTATCCAGGTATGAGTCAAATAATGATTGTGCTTGTTCTTCATAAGCAGTTATAAATGCTTTTGCTATTTCTGTTTCTAGAATGTTCAAATATTCTTCTCTAATAACCTTTCCTAATATTTCTGAATATCTGTTTTTGGCATCTTCATCAATTATTTGTTCTTTAACTTGTCTAGTCAATGAATCAATAACATTAATAGGCGTTATCATTCCCTTATCTGAGTCTGATAGTGCTGCATCCAAAGCTTTCATAATAAATCTTGTTGAAATACCTTCCATACCTTCATGTCTTGCTTCATCTTTTAAATCTCTGATATCAACCTTTTTAACTCTTCCTTTTTCTATAATAGCTTCACCATTATAAATTTTCATTTTAGTTAACACATCGCATTTATTAGAAGGCTTAAGTCTAGACATCACTGAAAACATTGATGCTATTTTAATTGCATGTGGTGCAATGTGTGCATCTCTAAAATCAGATTTTTCAATTACCTTTTCATATATTTTTTGTTCTTGATCTAGTTCTAGTACGTAAGGTACTTCAATTTTAAGAACCCTATCTAGAATAGCCTCGTTAGTATGTTCAGATTTAAATCTGTTCCACTCTGATTCATTGCAATGTGATAATATAACGCCATCAAAATAGATCATATCGTTCTTACCTGGCGAAGGTACACGCTTTTCTTGTGTAGCTGTCAACATTGTATGTAAGAATTCAATTTCATTTTTAAATACTTCTACAAACTCAACTATACCACGGTTACCTACGTTAAACGCACCATTTAGAGATAGTACTCTAGGATCATCTTCTGGGTATAGATCTAGTTTACTAATGTCTTCAGTTCCAATCAACACAGAGACATCCTGGGAATTTGCATCCATCGGTGGCACAGTAGCGATACCTCTTCTGCCTCTTTGAGAAAATGATGACTGCTCAACAGGGAAATTTTCATATTCACCTTTAAACTCAGTTATAAGTCTATGTCGGCATATAGGACAAAGGTCACCCTCGATATGGATACCTAAAATTTCTTTAAAATCTTTTCTTAGAGATCTAGGTAGTAAGTGTAAAGGCTCTTCCCTAATAGGACAACCACTCAAATGATAAAAGTTTCCTGATGTTTCTAAAGCTCTCTTTACAGCTTCTACTAAAGCAGATTTTCCTGCACCAACTGGACCCATTAATAAAAGTACTTGTCTACTTTCTTCACCCTTGAATGCGGCAGATTTCATAAATCTCATAAGCTTATTAATAACTGATTCCATTCCAAAGAATTCTTTTTCAAAATAATCATAAGTTCTAATCTTATCACCATTGAAAATATCTCTATACTTTTCAGAATCTACGTCTACTGTGTCCATTCCATGACTTTTTATTGATTCGTAAAGTCTACGATGAGCCAATTTTACTGATTCAGGTTCTTTTTGAATTTGTTTTAAATAGTCTAAAAAAGTGCCTGAAAACTTTTTTGTAGACTTTTTTGATCTTTGCTTTTTAATTAATTCTAAGAATTTGCTCATACCGTCCTCTGATAATCCGATGGTTCCATTTTTATATTATACTGTATAATTTGAAAGTTTATATTTCCCATATGTCATTCTCAACAATAGTGAATAATTTTACTTCACCTTCATGCCATATGTTACTAACATGCTCAACAACCTTATTGGCGTAATTTAACTCTAAGTCTCTTCCATCATGTTCATGTTTCAAGATGAGAGTGTTGTCTTGCTCAACTCTATCTACATATATGTGGGGTATTGTATTTACACCTGTATTTTTTATCATTTCATCTCTTACTGTTTTCCAATCATCATGATCAGATACCTCTGATATCAATACATCACCATTCTTTTTTCTTTCATATGCAAACATGTTTAACTCTCTAAAGTCATTTTCATCTAAATAAAGTCTTATTGCTGATACATCGTCATGTGTTTCTCTTATTTCAAAACACCTAGCTAGTCCCTCTTCACGCTCTATTTTTTGGAATAGATAAAAACCAACATGATAAGGATTAACGCCGCCTACATGTGGTCGCACAACAGCATTATGCATTTTCAAGAACGGTATATGGATATCATCACTAAGGCTTAGTTCATGAAGAATCTTATAATGCCAAAACGATGCCCATCCTTCGTTTAGTATCTTTGTTTTAATCTGTGGTATGAAATAATAACTTTCGTCTCTTACGATTTCTATTAAATCTAATTGCCACTGTGCATAACCTCTACCATATTCTAAAAAGAATGAAAGAATATCATTGTCTCTTCTTAGAAGTCTTTTGTTTAATGCTTCATAGTCTAAAGTAATTCCTTTTTCTTTATACTCGTTATATCTTTCAATTTCTTCTGACTTAATTTTTGACTTTGACTTTCTAGGAATACCATATCTTTCTGTCTGAAATCTGATAGCGTGAAGACTATCCATGAATGATTCAACTTTTTCCTGCCCTATGTTTGGATCCTCTACATAAGATTGAATTCTCTTTTTTGCATTTCTCATTTTAGATACAACTGCGCCTGGATTCGTATCTTTAAAACATCTATTATTTTTAAAGAAGTCACTATGTCCTACACAATGTGCCATAATAAGAACTTGCAAATAAAACTCATTTTGAAGCATTAAATAAGCAATTGACGGATCTGAATTAATAATCAACTCGTATGGTAATCCTTCCATACCTGCGTTGTAATAGAAATGAGTTCTTTCGAAAGATTTTCCGTAAGACCAATGATTATAATGACTAGGCATGCCGTGATATGCCATATGTCCTATCATTTCATAATAATTGCAAATTTCATAGTTTATTGGATACCAATCTAGACCATGCTTTTTAGCAATTTCACATATTTTATCATCCCAAACTTTCAAATCAGCTATTGAATAATTATTTGAGCTCATACTTGCCTCCAAACAATTTTGCAAACTCGGGCCAAACATCACTCTTACCTGTGAGTTTAACTATTTTAAAGCTTTCACTTGATAGTTTTTCAAATATTTTTGCCATTTCATCACCCCAAATTCTTTCTTGATCACCTTTTATTTGAATATAGCCTGAAAGCTGGCTTAAGTTTATTAATTTTTCCATGGCTACTAAAGCTTTTTTATTATCATCAGACCAATTTTCGCCATCTGAGCAATGAAATGAGTATGTATTCCATGAATCCGGATTATATCTTTCTCTACTTATTTCAAGTGCCTTTTCTAATCCGGAACTTATATAAGTACCGCCTGATGATCCTTTTTTAAAGAAATCATCCTCAGTAACTTCATCTGCTTCTGTTGTATGTGATATAAACACAGGCTCTATTTTCTCGTATCTATATCTTATAAATTGATATAGTAAAAAGAAGAAAGATCTAGCTAGAAACTTTTTTTGTTTTGTCATAGATCCTGAGACGTCCATAATAAAAAAGATCACTGCATTTGTTACAGGTTTTTTTGTAATATCAATATGCTTATACTTCAAATCAGCATCATGAAAAGGAAATCTTTCGCCACTCTCCGGATCATATGTTCCTGCTCTGATTGCACTATTCTTTCTTTTTATTTTATTCTTTATTGTTTCTTTCTTTGACAGTCTCGGTCTTATACCTTTGCTTCGATATCCTTTTCTTTTTATTTTTTCAGCAAATACTTCAGCTGACTTTTTCTTAGCTAGTTCAGGTAATTCTAAATCATCAAAAAGATATTTAGCTAATTCGTCTAATGTTATTTCAACATCATAGAACTCTTCACCTTTTTCATTGCCCGGCTTGTCAGGTCGACCTTTTCCTTTTTCTTTTTTGCCGTCTTTAATTTTTTGACCTTTCTTTACATCTTGCCCGGGTGCAGCACCTACCCCTTTTGATCCATCACCCTTACCATAAAGAAATCTGTATTCTTTGATGCCTCTTACTGGGATTCTTATTTTCTTTTTACCGGATTGGCCAATGATGCTTTCTTCAGCAACGATTTCATGAATTCCTTCCTTTATTGCCTTGTCTATTTTTTCTTTATGTCTACGCCTATCAGAAGCTGATCGATCAGCATTTGTATTGTGTTTTTTAAAAATTGACATGTATATTCCTCCTGCTCTTCTATAATTATATATAGATAATTAAAGAGGTTAAGCTAATATGAATAATGAATTAATAGAGCTAATTAATATATATTTACAAAATAATTTAAAAGAAAGTTTAGAAATAGATGAAAATTTAAATTATAAAATAGCAAAATATAAATTAAAGAATCCTAATTCAAAAGAAATGAAATTGGGTAATAAGTCTATTCCGGTAACTATGTCAACCAAAAAGGCACAAGATATCGTAAACGAATATGATGATAATTTACAAAAAATAAAAGAAATTAATAAATTATCAGACTATCAAAAAGAAAAATATGGTGCTACTATGAAATCAAAAAGAGGTAAGACGTTAGCTAAGGGTAATAAAGCAAAAGGCGACTCGAGTAAACTGTCAGCATCTTATTGGGAAGATAGAGAAAAAGATGAAAAAAGAGAAAGAGAAAAATCATCATTCAAAAATAAACCTAGACATGATACTAAAATAAACGAGTCTTTATCTTCAAAAGAATTAAGCGCACTAGTTAACGAAGCTTTTTTAGAAATATTAGATGAGAAAAAGAAGAAAAAAAAGAAAAAGAAGAAAAAGAAGAAATCTTCAGCCGGTAAACTTTCAGCAAAAACAAAAGAAACATTAAGAAAGAAAGCAAAGAAAAGAGGTTTTACTGCCGGATCTGTATACAGGGAATATAGAAAGGGTTTAGCAGCATGGGGTACAAGCGGCTCTAGAAAAGGTATGTCACAACATCAATGGGCACATGCTAGAGTTAACTCAGCAACACCCTCAAAACCATGGGCAGTTGTAAAAAAATCAAAAGCTAAGAAAAGTTAAACCTCACTTAGCTTTAAATCTTCAATTCGATATCTAGTATCAAATAATTTTTGTAAATAGCCCTCACTACGGATTATCTTATAAGTAATATTCTCATTTGATAGTTCACCTGACTTTTCTAATCCAGCTGATCTCATTTTCTTGAGTTTCTTAATCATGCTCTTCAAAGGATCTGTCGTGCTTTTCTTTTCTGCTTTTTTAATTGCAATATTAATCTCATCAATTATTCTCTTTGATGCTTTTTCTACATTCGCAATATCAAATTTTGTTTTAAACTTCTTAGGCTTAACCACCCATAGATCATCATATATGCTATACACTCCGGAGGATGCATGCGATTCATTAGCATCTTGGGGATATAGTTCAACCTCTACACCTTTCAATTCTATATCATGTCTATCATTCCAGAAAGATCTTTTTGCATTAAAGAATTCTTCTACTAAATCAGCATCTTTATTAACAGACTCCATGTCTATTATGACATGTAAGTCTATATCACTAAATACTGTATAGTTATAATTTGCATAAGACCCAGTCATTGTAACGTCCATGACATCAATTTGTATACCTAAGTAATCTATAAATTCATTTGCAATTTTCATCAATGCTGATCTAAACTCTGGCAACATTTTATCACCTGACCACATTTTAGCACTTAAAGTATTATGAGGCATATGCGCTGTTATTGTTTTCTTTATACTCATTCATCCAATCCTTGCGATATTTGAAAAGTGCATTTTCTTTTGCTTTTGCTTCTATGACTATATCTAGTCTATGTCCATAGTTTTCTATTTTATCATAAATATAGTCGCTATGTGCATTATGAACTTTTTTCTTACCTTCTTTTAAAAATGCAGATTCAGAATAATGACATGTAGGTACAATGTCGCCCCAAGTATCTATTGCCAACTCTAGCGCTTCCTGCTCAGTTTGCTCACCACCACAAAATTTATGATGATGAAAATCAAACACTATAGGTATTCCTGTATTTTTGTATACACCATAATATAGATCCTTTGTTGAGAATAGATTTGCTCTATCATCATTCTCTGTAGTCAAACGGTTTCGAACAGACTCAGGTAATCTTTTGAAATTATTACAGAATCTTTCCATTGCACTAACTCTGTCACCGTAAGAAGCACCAATATGAATATTTATTTTTGATTGCCTAGAGCTAGGCATTCCCATGATATCAAATATTTCACCATGAGTTGATAAATCTTTTATACTGTTTTCAACTACATGAGGCTTGTTTGAAGATAGAATATTAAACGGTCCCGGATGAAATGACAATCTAATTCCATTTGATCTAGCATATTCACCAGCAGTTTGAAGATTATTACAAATTACATCAAAATCAGGCAACTCGCTCAGCTGATATTCAGAAGCCCATGGGAATAAGCTGGATGACAATCTAAAGACTTTAATGTTGTGTCTTTTATTCCATACCAGGATCGGCAGGATGTCTCTTGTGTTTAATTCTGCCAACTCTGATGCGTACTCTATACCTTTAGCCTTGAACGTTCTTTTAATCATGCTTCTGTTTGTCGTAATTCTTTGTTTTTTAGAAGATAGCTCCATGTTTATGCATGCATAACCTAGTTGAATTTTATCTGTCATTAATTGCTCCGGTGTAGATATGTAATTTATATGGGGATATAAAATGTTGAAAAAAATTAAGGGGTATATTGTGTATAGTTTTATTATAACACTATTGATATTTTGTTGCACGAGCTTAAAATCTAATGCACCAATAAAAAAAACTAATATTAGTAAATTTGAAACTATGACGCTAGACGAAAGATACGAATACGGAAGCACTAATTTTGTTTTTTTGTTAAAAGAACACATTCCTAAATCAGGATGCGAAATACAAGAATTAAATATTCCATGCACAAGCATGCTGAATTCAACTGCTAGCGGCTTTATTTTTAGTCATGACAAAGGATCGATTTTCGTTATGACAGCAGCGCATTTTTGCAAAAATGATAGTATTATAGGCTTTGATGAAAACATTATAGGCTTAGCAAACAGTCTACCAAGAAACTTATTTGTTATTGACTATGACGAGATCAGTGATATCTGCATGCTAGTAGGAACAAAATATCCAAATGAAAATTTCATAAAAACAAAAATAGCAGAAAGTCTTCCAAAAGTAGGGGAAGAGGTTTATACAGTTGCAGCACCAAACGGCATCATGGGTGTAGGTATAAGATTAATCTTTGAAGGAAAGTTCGGTGGGTGCTTTGATGATCTTTGCATGTCCACAATACCCGCAACTTTCGGTTCTTCAGGCGCAGGAATATTTAATAAAAAAGGAGAACTAGTTACTATCGTAATGGCTGTCACAAAAGGTTTTGAACATGTCACATTAAGCCCTTCACACGACAGCATTAAAGAATTTGTGGATAAACTAGACCGTGTGGTAGATATTTATCCTTAAACAATAGGAAAATAAATGAAACTATACATTGATAAAAATCTAGGCCTAGATAAAAATAAAATCAAACATGCTTCTGATTTCTGTGTGTTCTGTGGTGATCACCTAAATATAAAGGGCCCATATACCATATACATGGTCGCAGAAAGACAACCACATTCAATCTCAACAACTGCAGTATATGAAACAGGCAATAACACATGTAA